ACCGTGTTCTTCTTTGAGTTTCTTTATTAGGTTGCTTCCTACGAATCCGGCACCACCTGTAACTAATATGTTCTTCATTCAAAATTTGTTTAGAATATTATATATTGATATTTTATTTTGTTTCACTTGTAAAGAAACTTCTTACGAAAAGAAATAACCAAAATGGCCATGATAATATAATATACATTAATTGAGTTGGAGTGTATTGTTCTAGTGTTTCGTCTGGAACTTCATCTGGTAAATCATCGATGTTACTTGCAATATCATGAACTACTACAAGTAGAAATGACAATACAAATCCGATGATTAAATATGTTAGAATATATTTAATCATCGTGATAATGTTTTAGTGAATATTGATTTCATAGTATATTGTTTAATCGTTATACTATTATATACGAAATACTATGATTGTTTAAATAGCATCGTCTACGACAACCGATAGCGGTAAATTCAATCTATCTTCTATTTCGGCAAGAGCTGCAATAACCGGTCCCATATCAACTGGAACTGCTGCGTCTTGAGTTTGCTGTGCCATATTCTTAACTTCTTTAGTAGAACCAAGAACAACTTCTTCAAACTTAGATCCCATTTTCTCAAGTAAACTTTTGTTCTGAGAACCATTACTTGTCATAACACCTTCAAGATCACCAACAACCTCACTTAATTCTTTAACAGCTTCCATCAATCTACCAGCCATAGCTGTCATTGCATCTTCTCCGTCAGCTTCCGCTAATCTAGCAAGTGCATTGAACATTTCAGTAGATGCTGTTACTCCTTTAATGTTTATATTCTGGCTTGCTTGGCCTATCTTTTCGTATGCTACTGCAATCTTATTAAATGAATTTGCATTTGCATCAAGAATTGATGATGTTGAACCATCAACCAAGGGTGCGATTGCACTCATAGTTGACATAACATTAGAAACTGATGCCCCTATTTTAGCGAATGCAGTACCGATTAACATTAGTGGATTTGCAATTGATATAATACCTGCGGCATTTTCTACTAACATTGTCAATATACTTATAGGTGTGGACTTAGCTGCGAGTCCAACTGCTGAAGATGCCTTGTCTATTGCACCACTAAAAGCGTTACCTATTGAACTAAAAACGCCACCAACGGCTTGGCCGGCTATAGCAGCAACTAATGTCAACCATGCGCCTGATAACATAACAAGCCCTCCTGCTAATTCTCCCATATTTTCAATACCGATGTCATCTTTAAATCTCTTAAATACATCAATCATCGCATGCATCGGTGACATTATTCCTCGTGATAATGCATCTATTGCTCCAATATCTACAGTTGGAAGTTTACTGAATATCCAAGCAACTGCCCAAATCGTACCAGCAACTAAGATGAGTCCTATAGCTCCGAACAATAGAGCTGTACCACCACTAGGTATTGCAGCTAATCCTAATACAACCAATGGGATTGCAAACATCGTTAAAGTTAATGCTGCTTTCGTAGACCAATCGAGATCAGGTGCTACTAAAGTATCGGGCAATAGACTAAAAATCCAAGCAGTAGCCATTACTGCAATTGCAACAGCAACGGTACCAAGCAGTCCAAATGCTAAATCTTTCGCTCCTAAACCAACTTTTTTAACTAATGTTGAAATTAAAGCAAATGGTATTGCAAACACTAATATTGCTAAACCAGTAGCTAATGACCATTCTGCTGGAGGTGGAGTAGGGAACGAGTCAGGTAGCATCTGTAAAACATACGCAGCTCCGACAATTCCAAGAGCAACTAATGGTATTGCAAACGCAGCGAATATCATGTCACCTATTGAAGCTCCTTTGATTGCTGTCAATATTAAAGAAAAACTCAAACTGAATAAAGCTAATGATATCGAAGCAACTAATAACCATGCAATATTGGGTAATTCAGGGAATGTTGATGGTAAAAAGTTATTGAATACATATGCTACTCCAGAAATACCGAGTGCAACAGAAACCATTGCCAATGACGCTAATGCTATTTGACCCACACCTTTAGGATTCATCTTAATACCTGCCTTAGAAATACCCTTTATGAAAAAACCGAATGCGATAGAAAGAGGAATCATGACAATACCAATAGCTAATGCTGTTAGAAATTGCATCGGAGCAACAGGTGCGATAAACATAAACGCCCATGATGCTAATGCGATACCAACTGAAATACCTACTAATGCGAGGATTGATGATCCGACAACGCTCATGGCTGTCTTGATACTCATATCTCCACCAGTTATTTTAGAATTACCAGCCATACCAGCTTTCTCTATAGCTTCAGTTAGCTTTATGAATGGCGGAATTATCAATGCGAAAAGACCCACTAATGCAATTGCAGTTATAAGTTGTCCTATGGCAGGAACCGGCATCACAGATAAAAGACCAGCAGAAATCAGTAAAGCAGCAGAAATACCAACAATTGCAAATGCAGCTGTAGCAAAAGATCCAATACCTGGTAATTTCATACCACCGCCTTTAATCTTTTCATTCTTCTTCGATGCGCCGTTCTTTAGAAGGTCTCTAATATCTGTAAGTAATGATGTATGTCGTTGTAGTTCCTTATAGGAATTAACCGCAGCTTTCTTAAGATTTATACTTATAGCTAGATTTGTTTCTGTAACTTCAATCTGAGTGGCTTCAGCCGCTCTTGCTATTCTATCAAGTGGATTGAGTATAAGTGCTAGTTGCTTTTTGTTAGCATTCTTCATATGATATGTTGATGGTGATTTTTTACCTATTCTATATATCAAAAAAATCCACCACTTTCGTGATGGATTCAAAATTACATTTTTGGCATTTTCATACTTGGCATCTTCATGCTTGGCATTTTCATATTACTCATCATTCCATCAGTCTGATCTTTTTGACCTTGACTGTTTTCACTTTCACGTTTCATATGTTCAATTAATTCCTTAACTAAATAATGAAACTCGTAATATTCCATTCCTTCCAATTCAGAAGGTTGTATATGGAGTTGTTGATATATGTAAAACTTCGTCTTAAAGAAGTTCTCCAGAGAAATCTTGAACAATGAAAAGAGATTTGATTCCGTCACGAAAGTTTATTGGAATTTCAATGTCCTCCCCGTCATCAAGTGTAACTGCCATGTTAGGCTGTACACCGATCTTCATCTTTTCTGCCAACTTGTATATCAAACTATACTTAGTCGTAGACCATCCATTCATTTCTAATTCAAATTCAAAAATCTTAGTCTTATTAAAACCTCTCCATTCACTTACAACATAAGGCATGATCTGTAATACAGATTGGTCTATCTCAATACCCTCTTCCTGTTTATCTTTAATATAACCAGTCATTTGTTGCATTATACCAATAGAAGGTGGTCTCATCTTAATAGTACCAAATGATTTAGTTTCAATTAAGAATGTTTTTTCTTCATCACTATAATACTTATCTAATTCCTCAGGAATATTAAAGTACTGGAAGTATTTCTTATCAATATCAAAAGTATGCTTCTTTCCTTTCTTATCCTTATGTTCAACTGTTAAGTTTGATTCAGGTTCTGGGAAAGTTAAATCCCTAACAGATAGAATAATGTAAAAGCGATCTTCTTCGCATAAATCCTTATACGATAATCTAGACTTCTTAGATGTTATACGAACACAAGATTCCATGATAGCATTCAATTTCGCATCGACGTCTAAAATGTTATGTTCGTCAATGGAAGAGAAATGTCTAACTTCAGTTACTTTAGCTGCTCTTATAGAAACTTCAGTATTGTCGGGATAGAACATACCAGAAGATGGCAACGATGTGACCGGTACTACATGATAACCTAAATGGAAGTCTGCTGTTTGAGCTTCATCTGGTCTAAACCGCTCCATGTTAGCTTTTCCTTGTTCAATTCTGGTAGCATCGCTTGATTCTGATTCTACTGATTCGACTATTTTCTTATAATCGTCATTAATGTTTTCACTCATGTTATTTGTCTTTAAGTTTACTCATATTAGTTGGATCCCATTTTTTGGAATCGTACGGTCTTCTATCAATTTCTTTTTCTATCAAATCACGTATAAATGCTGAGATGGAAATTGGTCTCTCTTCATTTTCTAACGCATCATTTAGAATGATTCTGTTTATAGATGTTACCATGTCTTCCGACAAAAGAACTTGTAACTTCTTTGTTAGTTTATTTGTCATTTATATTATTAGTATATAATACTATGTTTTTGTTTCAAAATAAAAGACGATACTTTAAAATATCGCCTTTTAAAATTTAAAAATAGTTTATGATAATACTTCTTTCCAAGTATCACTTCTCCATGATACATCAATTGTTTGAGCTTCTGTAGTTTCATAACTTAATTCAGCCGTCATTGCTAAACCTGAAGTAATAAAACAATCTTCTAATGTGATAGTTCTATAAATATCTCCAGCTCTATTAAATTGAATGATCACGATAGTTCCAGTATAATCTTTCTTAAGACCCATTTCTCCGGTCTGAGGATTATATTGAGCTAAATACCATTGTCTCATTGTTTTATAAAGGTATGCTTGATTTGCATCGTTTAAGTTTAATGAGAAATTAATAGAAACATCAACTGCAGTAGCGTCTGGCATTCCAGCGAATGAACGAGTTGCAAATTTATATTTCTGTTCAACTGCAGAAACTTCTTTATATAGACCATCCAATCCACTGATTGAATTTACGTGTTGTAACAATAGACCTGAATCTTTTACTCCAGATGGAGGAAGAATAGTAACCTCAAACAAGTTAGCTTGAACGGGTTCGTATTGCTTGCCCTTCTTACTAGATTGGTCGTTTGAATAGTGCGGTAATGGTGCCATGTTTTATTTATTTATTTTTAATATATATCTGTTTTATTAGCTAAAGTTTCCAGTCGCTATTTCTCCAGTGTTTAGTACCGTTGTTCTGTGAACTACAATCTCTAATCCTTTAACTGGTTCGATATAAGTATCAACAATTCCCATGTTGTTATCTATTACTTCAGAATCGTTATTAGAAGAATCCATAACGTTTTTGAAATCATAAACACCACCATCTTGTTTAACAGATTCTAGGAATGAATCAACTAAAGTTTTAATCTCTAATCTAGTTTGAACTGTATTGAATTCAAATACATAATCCTTAAGAATATCTGCTACTCCGTCTTGTATGTAAATTAATACTTCTCTTACGTGTATAGAACTTAATGAAGATTTAATAGATTGTTGAGCAGTTTTATTACCCAAGATCGTTAGACCTACACCTCTTTGGAAAACAATTGGATTGATTCCGAATGGCTCTAATATATCTCTATCGTTTTTATCGAAAGAGTATTCAGCTCCAACAACTCCAGAACCTCCAACAACACCTCTTCTAGGTCCAGCCACAATAGACCATGGTAAAGCTGCAGTATATTTATCAATAAAGTTATTAGAAACATAAGCAGCTGGCGGAACAACAATGTTCTTACCACCATCTTTTACTAATAGACCAGGTCCGTAGTAGAATGCATAGTTAGATCCTTCGTTTATTCCAGGAAGAGCGTATAGTACTGTTGGGTTTGCGTCTAAGTTTCCACCATCTTTAATGAATGACGTACTAAACTTTCCATTTGACATAAATGAAGGGTTTGTAGATTTTTTAAATTCTGCAACAGTCGGTGCATTTAAGATTGCTGAAGCGTTTTGTCTGTTTTTAGCAAGTGTTGATATTTCAGATTTAGTATGTAATCCATTATCATCATAAGATCCAAATGTATCTACAATATATCTAAAGTCGATCATGTCCTTATCTGCTAAAGCCAATGCTAATCCAGTTCCACTTAATTGAGAGATACAATCAGTTATGATGTTAGCTGCAATAGTAGCACCAGGTATAGGCATCATAGTATATTCAGTTGCAGTACTATCAAAAGATTTAACATAGTTAAAGTCTATAGACAAATTGTAGTTTGTTGTTGATGCAGTAGCTGCTTGGATTCCAATCGCAGATGTTATAGTACCCTGTGCAGCTACAACAGTTAATACGTAATTGCCACCACTTTCTACTAAACCAGTATATGCTATAGGTTCAGCAGCAATAGTCACAGTACCACTAGTAGGCCAACCAGAAGCGGCAGAATTCACTGTAATTTCAACATCGGAAACTGCATTGAATTGATTGATAAGTGCACTAGTAGTATACACTACAGGTGCAGTTGTTGTATCTGTAATTACATCAGCATGTACCTGTACGTTTGTTTTTATAGTATATGTTCTAATATCACCAGCTTCGGTGTAAGATACTTGTAATACTTTAGCAAGTCTAAACGCAACTTCCGAATCGTTTAATTCAGCTGCTTTTAAATAATCACCTTTTCCTATAAATACAGTAGGCCATGGAAGTACTGCTTTACTGTATTGTAAAGTTAGTATGTTTCCTACGATATCTTCGGAACCTTCTACTATATCGCCACTAATAATAACCTCTCTATTGTTATCTACATCATATGATAATACTTCACCTGATCTGTTATATACGTGAGCATGTCCAACTAAATCAAGTTTAGTACCGTCTGCATCTAATACTTTATCTTCGTCTACAGTACAGAATAAACCAGTTCTTCTAGTTTCTGAATTAATCGCAGTTTCTATATACATGTTTCTACCTTCCATGTCTTTAAATCCTGGAAGTAAAGATCCTGAATACTTAGCCAATAATGAAACTTGTCTAAGGTTAGAGAAAGAATCCAGTTTGTCTTTAGAAAGTCCAGTTGGAGTGAAATATGTACCAAATACTGCGTCAGTTTGCAACGTAGCTGGATCAAATTTACCTTTAAATACTAATACGTCAATCATAAAGTCTGACATATAATCTTTATCATGTAAATATTCAGGAACGTTTCCGCTGCCATACCATTCTTCTGCTGATATTTCAAAACCATCAACATCGCTAGCCATTCTAGTAACTATTGTAATTGGAGTGTCTTTTAAATTTGTGAAAGAGAAAACGTTATTGTCTGTAAATGCAGCACCACTGTCTGCTGTTAAAAATGCAGCATCAGAAGGTTTCATGAATTTCTCAACATCGTGAAAATTAGTGTAATCGTCAGAACCGCTTACATTTGTTGTATCGGTAGAATGTTCAGAACCATCGGTTGCTGGCGAAAAGTAAAATGCTTTATCAGCACTTGTAAATTTGTTTAAGTTTAAAGCTAAAATAGGGCCTCTTGCTAAAGCTGCTAATGCAGATCTATGAAAAAACATTCCTTTTTTCTCTAATCCTTTATCTATGTTTCCATATGAATTTATAAAATCTTCAACAGTTTCTATTAATACTGGTGAGTTATAAGCTCCTTTTTTAGAGTGACCTACTACTAATCTAAGAGTTTCTACATTAATGTTTGCAGTTTGAGATTTATCGAACTCTAAACGATAAACACCAGAACTCTTAAATTGTCTTAATTGAGGACTAATTGCCATAATAATTTAATTTATTTTTTCTTTAGTTATATATCTTACTCCTTTAAGACGTTTGTTAAATAATGTCGTAAATATCGAATTGCATGTCACCAGAACTTGAGTTATCTTTAAATAAAACATCTTCCATCACGTTGAACGTTTCTACTGGTATTAAATCTAATATCTCTTCTATATAATCAGCGTATGCGGTAGTATTAAAGAACTCAGTTGCGTTTACACAGGACATTATTATATCATCATGTCCTAATTGAGCACCATAAGAACCACCTTTAAGTGAACCGAAAACTGAAGCTTCACTTACTGTTTCTAATTCGTTTATCTTAACTCTATTAGATTCTACTAACTTTTTAAAATTCTGACAAAATACAGCTTTATTAGCTCCATTTAATTTTAATCCAGATTTTAACGTCTTAGAATCATGTCTGTGTTTAAATCTCAAAACCATCTCGTCCTCGAAATCATTTCTTGCTGGAAATATAGTTGAAAGATACTTTAAAAGAATACTACCATAAGTATTGTACTCTATAACCATCTTTACGTTCTCTCCATGGAATACCTCGACAGCCAATGTGTATAATATCTTAGAGAAATCTTCAATAGTATGTTCATTACTTCTAAATACAACAGTCTGTTCAATTTTAAAGAAATCGTACATCGCACCTGGATTTATTGAATTTTTAATATCTTCAATTTCCATTGGAATTACTTCAAATACATTGATAATAGAATAATCACCACCAGAACCTTCAGCAATATCTACTGAAAATAACCAATATTTCTTCTTATCGTTTGACGATTCAGTGTCAAAGTCACCTCTAAAGCCAAGAAATCCTTCAGTTTCAGCATGTATGTTTGAAAACTCTTCTAAATCATGCCAAACATATTTTGCCATACCCTTTCTAAAATTCTTAAGCGAGATTGGATTTAATAACAATGAAGATGCTACTGCAAATTCATTACCGTATTGTCTGTTGAATGATTCTTCAGAACCAAGATTTGCCATCTCTCTCTTATACCATTCATCGTCACGGTCTGGATGTTGCCACCAGTCAATTCTAGTAGGTACATATTCATTATTACCTTGAACTGCATTACTATAAATTTCATGGAACTTATTAAATCCATTCTGTGTTGATGTAATATTGATACGTGATACTTTCGATGATGAAAGTGTAGGATATACGTTTTCATAGAAACTATCTACAATAGTCGGATGTACATGGGCAAATTCATCAAGATATAAATTATGAATTGTAAAACCAATACCGGCCTTTGCTGTAGTTGATTGACCAACAAGTCTGCATCCATTATCAGCTCTCATCGACATTACATCGTATTTTAAAATACCAGGCTTCATGAAGTATGGAAGATTCTCCATTACAACTTTAGCCTTATCTATAATTTCTTTTGTTGTTTCAGATTTGTTTGCAAGTAATAAAGTAGTCTTATCATAGTTGAATAACATATACCATGCATTGAAAATAGATGCAGTTACTGTTTTACCCATTTGACGAGCAGCTACTACTACATTAAATCTGTTATCTTGGAAGCTTTTTAGTAAATCTTTCTGATAATCTCTCAGTTTTACTTTACGAATACCTTCATCTGTCATTACTACTGCGTACT